GGGCGACTTGGATAAACCACTGCCAACTGTGACGACCGGACATGGGCGAATGTATGTGGCTGAACCGTTCGTTATTCCCGTAACTCACGGCGGCGGCGAAAACCGCTGCTACGACCTCAGCAAACCGCTGCCGAACGTCACCGGTGCGTCGCGCGGCGAAATGGCACTGTGCGAACCGTTCATGGTGCAGTACTACGGTTCTTCCGGTTCGACCCCTTGCGACGTGCCACTTCCGACTGTCACGACCAAAGACCGTTTCGGATTATGCGAGCCGCAGCCAATCGCGGTTTTCGAGCGCGACGGAATTCAATACGCGCTGATGGACATTCGCTTTCGGATGCTCCAGCCGCACGAATTGGCCGGCGCGATGGGGCTGGAAGATTACGACCTCGGCACCGGAACCAAGAAAGACAAAACAAAGATGATTGGAAACGCCGTCGAGCGGAATACCAGCCGAGCGCTGTGCCGGGCGGTGCTGCAATGAGCAAGCATCTGAAAATAACGCTTCCATATCCACCATCGGCAAACATTTATTGGCGACATCGCGTCGCTTTCAAAGGCCGCAAGCCGTATGTGCAAACCTACATATCGCCGGATGCAAAATCGTATAAGAATCACGTTCAAATTATCGCTTTGCAGTCGCGCATCAAGCCGATTGAAGGCGAAGTGATTTTGCGACTTGATGTTTATCGGCCTCGTAAAAGCGGCGATTTATCGAATCGCATCAAAGTTTTGGAGGATGCTTTGATTGGATTGGCTTACGCCGATGACAAGCAAGTGTGCGAGCTGCACGTCCGCCGATTTGACGACGCAAAAAATCCGCGTGTCGAAGTTATGATTGAACCGCGCGCAAAGGAATCGAATGAAGCGTGACCCGCAAAAAGCGCGCGACTGGCAAGAACGAAGCGCAAGGCGCGCCGAAGAAAATCGCCGCCGCAAAAAAAGGCGCGAAAACGACGAAACCCACCGCGAAGTCCGCGCCAAAGTCAAAAACTTTGAATGCAACAAGCGCCGCAAACGCCGGATGCGCGCCCAGAGCACAACCCAAAAACAGCGTCTTGCGGCCTATGAACCCGTGCGCCTCACGCAACTCGAAAACGTGCCGTTGTGCGAAGTCGAAGGATGTGCGAAAATAGCGACACAAGTCCATCACAAACGCGGGCGAACCGGCCCGAATCTTTTCTTGCATTTAATGAGCGTTTGCCACCAGTGCCACGTCGAAATCCACCGCAACCCGGCGCGCTCGCATGAACTGGGATACATGATTTCACGTCATGGCGAAAATTGATAAACGCGGCAAAAGCCGCTCATAGCAGTGTTATACCGCAAAGCGCGGATATTTTGCGGTATAACACATTGTTGTAACGCTGCGCGCGGCGTTCTGAAGGCGCGAAAGGAAAACTATGGGACTTGATGTTTCACACGGATGTTGGCATGGCGCATACAGCGCATTTATGCGCTGGCGGGAAAAGCTGGCAGAGGTTGCAGGGTTACCGCCATTGCAACTCATGGACGGGTTTTATGCGCCGCTGGACTCACGCGATTTACCAACTCTCTATCATGGCATGGAAACGCGGAACGGTGAATATCTGCGTCAAATTGACCAACGGCTCCCAATCTCGTGGAATTGCCTGAAGCCTGACGTTTTGCACCAACTGCTCTACCATTCCGATTGCGATGGAAGCCTTGAAACCGAAGTTTGCGGCCCGCTGGCCGACCGGCTTTCCGAATTGTTGCCATTGCTGCCACCCACAGAGGATAATGGGCACATCGGCAATTGGCGTGACAAAACGCAGAAGTTCATTGACGGTTTACGCGACGCAAGCGCAGCGGGTGAGGCCGTAGAGTTTGGTTAACAGCGTTACAACAAGTCACTCCACCCGACCGCCTACGCTAACGCTCCGGCGGCGGGTGAGTTCGGCGTTGTGCGGACGCGCAGAGTACTCGGAGAGTGAAATGAAAAAACGATGGAAGATTGGGACGCCACCGAAAAACGGCAAGCAATACGAGATGAAATATGTCGTTGCTTTGGGCGGTACGCAGCGCACAGCTTGGTGGTCAAATCCAGGATGGTGGGATGAATCACAAAACGGTTTTGTTGAACGCAATCAATTTACGGGTGGTTTGAGGCACATCGTCCCTGCGCCAAATCGGTGGCGGGAGCACTCAACATCCGCACAACAAAACGCTGCACCCGACCGCCTGCCGCGCATTGCAACAAAAAATAAAGTATCATAGAAGTATGTGCGCACATATTTTTGAACATTGAAGCCGCAGCGGGGCGGGGGGGAGTACTCATAAATCATGCTTTACATTGCTGATAACTCAGATGTTTTGCGGCATTTCAATCAGGTTCGAGATGCCGGGTTAGTGCCGCCGCAACTCGTGTTGAAGGGCGTTAAATTTGAGGCGGGCGGCGGTATTTTTGTGGATGGCGCGATTGACTTGCCGTTCCCGCTGGGCGGCTTTTCACTGGACTTGAAACTGGTGGTCAAACTTTTGCCCGACAAAAAAACGATTCGGATTCGCATTGTCAATATCGCGGCGCTCGACATCGGCGTGCGTGGATTGGCGATGAAAGTGATTGACCGCATTGCCGATAGTTTTGCGGTGCCGGGTTTGCGCACGGTGCGCGACGGCGCTGACTTGTATTGGGAATATACGCCGATGGCGTGGGTGTTGTTGCAGGACATTCTCACGCAGGACGACCGGCTCACGATTGTGGCGGACGGCGTGGATATTCCGCTTTTGATTGAAGAAACCAGAAAAGCGCAGCTTGCGGCATTAGAAAGTTCGGGCAGCATGGCCGACCAGGTGAAAATCGCGCAGGTGAAATCCGCGTCGGCGGCACGCGAAAAACACGAAACGCCGCGCGCGGTTGCGGTGCCTGATTTGGGCGACGGCAAAACAACGATGCGCATTCCGATTTAGGTGAAATTATGAACTTCTGGGAACGAATTAAAACTTTGGCGCTGTATCTCAAGTATCGCGCGTTTGCGTCGCCCGCCACTGCGCTGGCGTTGCTCGAATCGCTGCGTTTGAAGAAGTGGCGCTTTGAAACCGACGGCACGGAGCGCATCGGCTTCAAGCCGAAGTTTTCTTTGGAAGATGTGCCTGAAGCGGTGCAGGAAAAGAAGCTGCGGGTGCGGTTCAGCATCAATGCGGCGGACAATGCGCAGGACGTTTATCTGCTCAAATCGCGCCTGAAAAACGATGGCAGCGACGAACTGTATCTCAACGGCGCGGCCATGAATAATGTGGACTTTGATTTCGACATCATCGGCTTTCCTGATACGCGCGTTCAAATCGAGCTGCGCTATCACGAAGCGGACGGCACTTTTCATTACGACCGCTTTTACAATCAGGTCGGGGATTAAACCATGCAGACACGAGCTTTCTGGGAACGCTTTACGAGCCGCCCGTTTTTGCTTGCCTTATTGGACTTTTTCAAAAACGGCGGTGCGGTTATTCTTTTGATGCACCCTGACTTTCCACCCGAAAAAGTGAATGCGCTGGTCGGGCTGGCCGGTTGCGGCACGCTGGCAATCGCCACATTCATGGGCTTTGAATTGAATAAAGACGCTACGATTGCTAAAGCTCAATCGCAAATGCCGGAAAACGTCACGGCGGGCGGCGATGTGAATGTGAGCACTCCCACGCGCCCGACTGACGAGATTCCCGAAACTACCGAATGGCGCGAAGAAATGCCCGGCGATGTTTCGATGAAAGTAGAGGCGAGTGCGCCGGTCGAAACGGTTGTTGCGCCGTTGCCGGAATTGGCGCCGGGTGAATTCAATCCAGACGTCGCGCGCGAACTGCAAGCGCGCGACGTCGTCGAGCAGGAGCGCGAACATGGGAACAACTAACCATCCCATTGTCGGGCGCGTTTCCTACGGCGTCGGAAAGGGTGGGCGCTTGATTTTGCCTGATGGCTGGGAGCGCGCCAACATCGGCACGGTTCAGATTCCGCAACTCAAAGATGTGCCGACGTATGGCGGGAAGTTTTCGGGTAACGTGCGGTTTTACAAGCGCGCAATTCCGCAACTCAAAGCCGCGTTTGAAGCCGTCGAAGCAGCAGGGCTGAAAGACAAAATTCTGTTCTGGGACGGTTCCTTCGTGCCGCGTTTGAAGCGCGGCGGGAGTACTCCCAGCAATCACAGTTTCGGCACTGCCTTCGATGTGAACGCGGATTGGAACCCGTTTCGCCGCAAGCCCGCCGCCGTTGGCAGCAAAGGCGATTTGCACGCGGTTGCCGATGCGTTTAAGAAGTTCGGTTTTACATGGGGCGGCGACTGGCGCAATACGCCCGATGGAATGCACTTTGAAATCAACCGGATTCTGACGGATTTGCCGGAAACGACGCGAGGCGACCAAGCCTTTTATACGTTGTATTTTGGCAAGGAAAAGGCCGACGAGTTGCCGGTTTTTGATGGCGCAGCGTATGTTGCGGCGTGGAAGTGGGCGGCGTGGTTCCATTTGCCCCTCGGATGGAACCCGGTGACACATCGCGTGATGTTTGGCGAGCGCGAACTGCCGTCAGAAATTCGCATGATTGGCGAGCGGGCGTTTATTCCGATTCGCGCGGCGGTTGCGTTTCTGGGCTTGCGCCTCTTGCTCGATGACGTGAAGCGGGAAATCACGGTGATGAAATAATCGAATCAAAGTGCGCGACCACGCGCTAAAAATAACCCATGCCCGATAGCCACCACGAACACGCCCGTCGCGACGACGCTCTGATGTCCCAGTTTGCCGACACGCTCAAGGAGTTGGCTAAGGAAGTCGGCGCGCTGACGGCGCAGTGTCATTCGATGGAAGTGCAGTTAGCTTCGTTGACGGCGATGCAAAAAGGCGAAGTCGAGCAGTTGAAATATCGCGTGAGCGAAATGGAAAAATGGCGGAATGGGGTCAATAAAATCATTATCGGCATCATTACGACAATGGTAACTGGCATCGCCATTTATTTGTTTCAAGCGCTGCTGCGAGTGGGTGTCAAATGAAAGTCCTCGTCTGCGACGATGATTCGAGCGTTTATAAACTGATAGCAGTAACACTTCAGCCGCGCGGCCATGAAGTCGTCTGTGCCGACGACGTGCATAAAGCCGTCGAGTTATTCGAGCAGTCGCGCAAAATCGGTGCGGACTTCGATTTAATCATTACCGATGTGTATATGCCGGGGCCGTCTGGTTTTTCTCTGGCGGGCTATGTCAGAGGCGCGGGCTACAATGGCCGACTTGCCGTGTTGTCGGGGGGCGCGCCCGAGCTGGGCAATCTGGCGAGCGTGCAGGCTGAATACTGGCCCAAGCCGGAAGCGTGGAAAGATTTAGTCGCCCGCGTGGAATTGCCAAAGGACGATGAAAACGCCAAAGGATGAAAGCGAGTAATGAACGAAAACATCCGGCCAATGCCGCCTAAAGGAATGCTGCAACTGGTGCCCGAACACGACTTTTTGCCGGCACCTGAAATCGAAGAATGGCTGCGCGCGGCGTTTCTGGATGAAGGCAGCGCGCTTTACAACTTCGAGCACCGGCATTTGCAGGAAGCGCATCTGGGCTGCCTGTGGGCAAGCGTGCCCAACATGACCAAAGGCCGCGAAGTCGTCGGAACCTGCGAGAGTGCTCTGATGACCGGCCCGGCGTGGAAAAAGGCGCGGGCACTGGCGCAACTCAAATCATGGTTTGGCGGCGTGCCGGATTTCATCCTGACATTTTCGGCATCGTTTGCCAGAGGGTGCAGCGACGCGGAATGGTGCGCTTTGGTCGAGCATGAAATGTATCACGCCGGGCAACAGTTGGACGAATACGGGATGCCGAAATTTACCAAAGACGGCGAACCGAAATTCGCACTGCGCGGCCATGACGTTGAGGAATTCATCGGCGTCGTGAGACGCTACGGAACGGGTGCGACCGGCGCGAATATGCGCGAATTGATTGAAGTCGCCGGACAAAAACCGGAAATTGCCGCAATCGAAATCGGCGCGATGTGCGGAACGTGTTTGGCGCATTGAGAAAAGATTTCAAAATTGAACATTCAAAATTTATTCAATCATTGCTATGGCAGACGGAAGGAGAAAAAACGGCGGTGCGCGCCCCAACAGCGGCCCAAAACCTAAAAGCGAACATGAGGCCGTGCGCTCGCTTTTGGACGGCGCATGGTCGCAAGCCGAGCGCAAAGAAGCGATAAAAAAGCAGGCCAGTCGCGCCGCGCAAGGCGACAGAGGCGCGCTTTCATTTTTGATGTCGTATTGTTACGGCAGGCCGCCGCAGTTGGACGAATTGGAAATTCAGGCGCGTGTTGAATCGGAATATGATGCGTTCATCCTCAAAATCAAAACTCATCTGGATGCGCCTACGTTCCAAAAGGTCATCGAAATCATCGGCGGCGACTAAACCGAGTTTGAAGGCGGCGGCGGCGAAATATGCTGCCCAAAATTCTGACGCGAACCTTGACAATTCATTGAACTGGCGCGATTGGCTGGCGGAATACTTCCCGCGCGCCGCCGATGCGCCGATGCCCGATGGCGGGCGTCATGCGAACCTTTGGGAATGGGGCGAGAGCCTCACGCCGGGAGTGCGCCCCAAACCGCGCGTGGAAGTCTGGCCGCGTGAAAGCGGCAAATCCACGACGTGCCAACTCATTGCCGCGCGCATCGCCACCACGCAAGTCGAGCATAGAGGAAAACAGCGCCCGCGCCGTCATTTTTTGCTGTACGTTTCGGGCGCTCAAAAGCAGGCGAACGTCCATGTCCAAAGCATTGCCGGAAAGCTCGAGCAAATGGGCGTCGGACGCTCGCTGAACGCTTATGGATTGCCGCGCGGCTGGAGCGCAAGCCTTTTGCGAACCGAAACGGATTTCAATGTTCTGGCGCTGGGTTTGGACGCCGCTTCGCGCGGCTTGAAACTGGACGACTTCCGGCCCGACTGGATTATCTTCGATGACATTGACGAGCGCGAAGACAAACCGGAAGTGACCGAAAAAAAGATTCGCACGATTTCACAAAGCGTGATTCCGGCAGGCTCGCAGGATTGCGCGGTATTGGTGGTTCAAAACCGGATACTGGAAAACGGCGTGGTCGGGCAACTGGTGGACTGGAAAGCCGATTGCCTGCTGGACAGGGAACCGGCGCGAATCGAGCCGGCGGTTTATAATCTGGAGTATGAAGTTGTGTCGCGCGACGATGGCGGCGCCACTTTGAAAATCACCGGCGGCGTTCCGTCATGGCCGGGACAGCCGATTGAAGTTTGCGAAAAGAATCTGAACAGTTGGGGCCGCGTCAGCTATTTGCGCGAAGCCCAGCATGAAACCGATGAAATCGAAGGCGGCTTGTGGGAAAGCAGTTGGATTGAAGATAATCGCATCGCGCGGCGCGACTTGCCGGTTTTGGAACGCGTGGCGATTGGCATTGACCCCAGCGGCGGGACGGGGCAGTGGGGCATCGTCGCCAAAGGCCGCGCCGGTCACGGCGAAAGAGCGCATTACTACACCATCGAAGACGCAACGCCCGAAGTCGGGACTTCAACCGGCGTTTCGGCTGATGAAGCGATTGATTGTTATGTCAGGAATGAAGCCGATTGTTTTGCCGTCGAAACCAACTTTGGCGGCGACATGGCGGAAACGATTTTGCGGCGCGCCGCAAAAGACAAGGGCGTGCCGATTCGGGTGGTAACGGTCGTGGCGTCACGTGGCAAGCAGCTTCGCGCGGAACCGGTTTCGGAGTTGGCCGAGAAAGGATATGAGCATCACGTCGGCGTATGGCCGGAATTGGAAAAAGAAAAAAAGTCGTGGAATCCCAGCGACAAAAAAAGCCCCAACCGGTTGGACGCTGATGTGTGGGCGACGACCGAACTGATGAAGCCCAAGCGCGGCGGCGTGCGGCAAACGAAGACTTTGGAGTGATGGAGTGATTATGAAAACGCGGTATTTGTGGAACGGCATCGTCAAATCAGCCTGCTTTGTTTTTATCGCTTTGCCGGTTTTGTTTTTGTTGTCGCTGGCCGAGCGTTGCGGCGTTTCCGAAGCGCTCGCTTTGTATCTGGAGCCGATTGAAGACGACGGATTTGTCCCCGATGGGAGTACTCCCGCAACCGAAAAAACCTTTACGCCTCACGGCGTGCGCCATGAAGACGGGAGCGAAGGCTTGTTTTTTGATGGCGCGCCATCGTATGACCGGTTTTACAATTCGCTGAACTAAGAAAGGAAATTAAAAACGAAAAAGGAGAGTGACGCTATGCCCGGAGTCGAAGAAAATACCCACGCCATGATAGAAGCGCAGCGCAAAGCGGCGTTTCCCGATGCCGTCCAAATCCAGAAATACCGCGATTACGCGTTCGGCAAGCAGCCGATAACGCTTTCGGATAATCAGAAAAAAGCGCTGCGCGGCGTGCTCGCCAACCAGTTCTGCGACAACGCTTCCAAACGCATCGTGGCGACGGTTGCCGCGCGCGTCAAAGTCGATAGATTCGATGTGGCTGATACCAAAGTCGAGGCGTATCTCAAAACCGTGTGGACGCTGAACTGGTTCAAGCAACTGCAAAGCCGTGTTCATTTTTCCACCGTGCGCGACGGCAACCACGCCGTTTCTTTGGGATGGGATAACATCGCAAAGCGCGTTTCGATGCGCCGCGAGTTGTGGTGGAACGGCAAAAGTGGCGTTTTTATCGCTTACGACGCGAGCGGGCAGCCGGAATACGCGGCCAAAGAATGGCAAACCAAAGCTGCGGGCAAAGACGGAAAACTGATAGATGCCAGGCGGCGCACGGTCTGGTTTCCCAATCGCATCGAACGTTTCATCGAGAGTGGCGAAGGCTGGCAATGGTATGCGCTTCCGGCGCAAACCGACGCGAGCGGGAACATCGTGCGCGCCGCCGAAACTCCCGGCCCACAGGCGTGGACGGAAAACGGCAAGCCGCTCGGCATTCCCGTCGTGCATTTCGCGCGCATGGCGCAGCCTTCGGATATTGACTGCGACCTGACCG